AGTTACACCAGCAATAAGATTTAACTCAGTAGTGGTTGCAGTTACACCATCCATCTTATTTAATTCAGTAGTACTTGCGGTTAGACCAGCAAGAGTATTTAACTCAGTAGTCGTTGCAGTTACACCGTCAATCTTATTCAACTCAGTAGTACTTGCGGTTAGACCAGCAAGAATATTCAACTCAGTAGTAGAAGCAGTTACACCATCAAGTTTATTTAATTCAGTAGTAGAAGCAGTTACACCGTCAAGAATATTAATGTCAGCAGTAGTAGCAGTTACATCATCCAGCTTGTTAATCTCAGCAGCTGAAGCTGTAATATCAGTACCACCTAGATTGATAGTTTCTATGAAGGCCTTTTTGAATGACTTGTCTGTCTTACCAAGATCGTAGGTATTATCGGTTTTTGGGGCTAGAGAAGTACCGTTCCCTACGTACTCTTGAGCAGGGCCGATGACTAGAATAGCACCACCTTCAGCAGCAGTACCGTCATGAGTGTGGCCAGTAGAAGCTGCAAAAGCGTCTACAACAGCATCGAACTCACCATCTAGATCTGCTGCATCAATAACGTTACCATTGGCAATGTTGTTAGCACCATCGTTACGCGTGTAACCTTGTCCCATGTCTTATTTCCTATCGTTGTTTGCGTACTCGAGCAGAACTGTGTCTACTACGAATGGAGGATCATTTAGTGTTACGAACTCGTACTGGAGGGATACTGTAAAGAATGATCCCGTAGCTTGTGTTTCGATGACTGTCTCAGGAGTACCCCCGTACGCAGACGTACCAAAGATAGCTGAGCCCAGTACAGCGAAGGTTCCACCTCCTACAAGAGGTTGTATGACGTCAGGTCTCTGGAAGTCGTACTTAAAGGTAAGTGTACCTGTTACATTCCCTTCTGGGTCGTAATAGGTTGTGGCTTTGTATAGTGTCTTACGTAGCCGAGGGTCGTTGATAGCCATGAAAGGTGTATAAAGAAAGGCTCTGATAGCAGTCCCATCAAAAGATGAACCTGATTCCATTGTGTATACGTAACCATCTTCACCTGAGAAGAGAACCACCTCGGCACCCGCTGCGTACTTAGACACAGTACGGTATGCTTTGATACCTGCAGTCTTACCCCAGTTAAACCCGGTAGACTCTTGGTCAGAGAATTGAGTACCAATAAAGCCGTTCGAAGCAACTCGAGTAGACCCAGCGGTAAACCCAAAGATACGATACTGAGACTTACCTCGAATAACAGTAGCTGTCAAGTTGTTTGCACTGTCAGTCAGTGAGGTTACATCGTCTTGGATATTACGGGAAGCAAGGGATAAGTTAAAGTCACCAATACGAGCAGTAGCACCCAGGAAACGCAGTCCGTCAGGACCTAGGAAAAGGATGTCACCACCAACTTCTGCTATGGTATCAATAGCAACACAACCAATGTCATCTGAGATGTCAGCCAGAGCAAAGTCAGCAGAGCTATTACCTGACAACTGGTGAATAGACGACTCTGTAAAGATGATCAGCTTTTCACGGAATACAATGATACCAGTTAAGTCAGCGGGAAGAGTAAAGATACCAGCACCGTTAGCTGCGGTGTAGTCAGTATGTGAGAAAGGAGCTGAGAAGATTAACTTGTTACCAACACCGAAGAACATGTGATTTTTAAAGACTGATACGGAGCTTGCACCAAGAAGGTCAGCGTTAGTGTTAATAACAGATAAACCATTAGTCTCGTCCCACACTGAAGGGTTATTAAAGCCGTCTACAAAGACTACACTCTCCAAGTTACTGAGGTTGAAGTCATGGAACCTTTGTTTGGTAGAGTTAAAACTTGATAGGCCAATGAATGTAATAACAGCATCATCACCAGGACTAGAGGCTAAGGCAGGGTAGATACTTAACGAACCACCACCTGCGGTTATTGTAGGTGTAGCTAGGACTGTGTAGACCTTTTCAACACCAGCTATCTTGAAAGTAGACCCAGCAAAAGGTCCGTAGGTATCACTAGCAACAGCAGAAACAGTAAGGGTTGAGCCCGTTTGAGAAGCACCATCTACTACTACACTGCCGTAACTAGGGGCAGACGCATTTACCCAAGAATTCCCAGAGAGTTCAAATAGTACATTATCCCGAACAGTTAGTACAGTTGAATCAGCTGTCTCGGAGTTGCTGAAATAGTGTAGACCTGTGATTAAGGATGTCTTGTTGCTAAAGATGATAGCAGACTTATCGGCTGGGGCCGTAGCAAGAGATGTTGTAAGGCCTAGTGTAGCTTCTTTATTAGTGAAGCTATACGAGACACTAGATATTGTATAGACACCAGACACCCCTGCGATAGTGAACGTGTCCCCGACATCCGGTAACTTATGCAAGTTGGCTACGACTAGTGTTGTACCAGTTTGACCACTTCCTTGTGTTACAGAAAAACCATGAACAGGTACATTTGCAGTACTGTGCTTTACGAACCCGTTAATACGACGGTAGCCACCTTTAACGGACGGCTCAAAGTTAGTTAAGATACGAGCAGAACCAGGGGCTTTGATACCCTGCTGCAGTCGTGACAAGTTACTTACGAGACCACCCTTTAGCTCGATGGGGAAGCTTTCCCAACCCGTAGCCATTAGGAAACCGAACCGTGTGTTGAGAAGGAACCTCTACCAGATACCCGTGTATCACGTACATACTCGTAACGGTTGATGTAGATACTTCTCATGTTCTTAATACCTTCCTGGAACTTCATCAAGGACATGTTAGCTGACTCATTGTCGTTACGGAAGATCTGCACGTAGTACATAGCCCCATCCACAAGGATGTGACGGTAGGCCTCCGGAGCAGAAGGTACGTCTGAGTGTAGGATAAGGTCAACTGGCAGTGAGTAATACTCATACACAAGATCATAGGCTTTGTCAGGAGACGGGTAAACGATGTACTGGTCACCAGGAGCCCGGACAATAAAGCGAGGTAAAGCACGGATACCTGTGTCAGTGGTGTTGTACTCGTCGTCTACGTACTTACCAAGATACTCTTCGTAGTCCAAAGTCTTAAGGAGTACAGTCTCATTACCAAAGGTAGCATTACGCTTAATACGGAAAGTATTGTAATCTATTGTTTTAGCGTTAGCTGGTATACTATAACGTAGGGTACCAGCTGTTAACGTATCTTCCTGCTCTGCAAAGTTGAAAGGCCATTGAAAAGCCTCTTGGTTTAATAGACGGATGGAGGAGTTGATAGCGTCCTTAGCTGTGTTATAGAAACCGGTAGCTGTTGGAAAGTTACTAGTAGCCAGTTCAGTCTCATTGACACGCCTGTTTAAATCATTTACCAATTCTAAGTAGTTGTAAGCCATTCTTATCTTTCCTTAACTGGTAATTGTATAACACGCTCAGCTACCAAGACTGTATCATAGGTAATAGCACATGTTACGTTGTATGTCTTGTTAGCTGTTCCATTTGACCAACGAGCTACAGCAACTGTATTTGTGTTTCCAGTACTGAATAGGGTAAGACCGTCAACAGTTTCACCATTTGCTATGGCTGTCTTAGTGCCTTCAGCATTCTTAACAAACCAAGCTACTGAGCCTATTGTGTCTGCAACAAGGAAGCGAGACCAATCGACTGAGTAGTCCTGCACCTCGTCTGGATCTTTAAAAGGCCATTTCATTACGCTGCTATCCTCCCCGCGGGTATGAGCACTGTTCGGTTTGAGTGTAAGACTAAGACTTGATTAGAGTAGTCCTGTGGCCCAACAGTTACACTGTTATTAGTCTCAGGTACTCGCACAGTGAAGTCTAAGTCAAAGGCAGGTACTAGGACTGTTCTATCATTTGCAGGTACAAAGACCTGTGGATTTGTTTCGTAAGCTTCTACGTAGAGACTAGTGTCTTCGAAGGGGACATACACTGTCTGACCAATGTCAGAACCGATAACACTGACAGTGTTGGTAGTTACTTCAGCTGTAGTTTCAACATCGTTAGCTGCAAAGAGTACATGGATAATTGCAGAAGGTCTAGTTACTTCTGAAGTAGACGTAGTATTTACCGCGGTAAAGTTGTAGCGGATAACTGCGTTGTTGGTGGTTACCTCTGTGTTGGACTCAACAGAGGTGGCTAGGAGAGGTCTACTTAAATTAGAACTAGGTGTAGTTACCTCAGAGGTTGACGCTAGGCTAACACTGGCTAGGGTATGTACCTGACCAATTTCTACCAAAGTCAGGGTTGTAGCTGAACTTACGTCAGTAGCATCGAATATATTAAACTCGTCTACATCGGGGTTAGCCACTTCAGTAGAAGATTCTATACCACCAACATTAAGTACTTGTGCTTGGTCTATAGCTGGAGCTACTACCTCAGTAGAAGACTCAGTGTCAGCAGCATTAAGTACTTGTACTTGGTCTACATCAGGACTAGATACTTCAGTAACAGACTCAAGATCAGTAGCATCGAGGACTTGTAGTTGAGCTACAGCAGGTGTTACCACCTCAGTAGAAGACTCAATGTCAGTAGCGTCTAGTGTATGTACTTGAGCTATAGCCGGCGCTACTACCTCAGTAGAAGACTCAGTGTCAGCAGCATTAAGTACTTGAACTTGACTTATAGCAGGTTGGTTAGTTGAAGAAGTAGTAAGAACACCATCAGAATCTGAATAGAAAGATGTGCCATAAACAGCTGTGTTGTAAAGTCCACCATCTCCAGCAGCACTAAGTGCTATTACTTGGGTTAGTCCTGGTGCTGATACCTCAGTAGAAGACTTAACGTCGGTAGCATCTAGTGTCTGTACTTCATCTACGTCTGGAGTAGATACCTCAGTAGAAGACTCAAGCTTAACTGCATCCAACTTGTGTGACTGAACGGCACTAGGGTTAGATACTTCAGTGTTAGACTCAACGTCAGTGGCATCAAGTAACTGTACTTCGTCCACATCTGGACTAGAGACCTCAGTGGAAGACTCAATGTCAGTAGCGTTCAGTCCCTGTATCTGAGTGACAACAGGTAAGAAGACTTCAGATTTAGATTCTAGATCGACAAAAGTACTAAGGGCATGTGCTTGGTCTACGTCTGGGTTAGATACCTCAGGGTTAGACTCAAGCTTATTTGCATCAAGTGCTTGTACCTGAGTCATAGCCGGTGCTACAACCTCAGTAGAAGACTGTACGTCGGTAGCATCAAGTAGTTGTACTTCGTCTACGTCTGGTTCAGATACTTCAGTTTTAGACTCATTATCAGTAGCATCTAATACTTGAACTTGACTTACAGCTGGTGTTGTTACTTCAGGGTTAGACTCAAGCTTATTTGCCTCAAGTACTTGTACCTGAGCTATAGCTGGTGCTACGACTTCAGTGTTGGACTCAACGTCAGTAGCATCAAGTAACTGTGCCTGGAATGTCTTTGGGTCAGATACTTCGGTAGAAGTCTCAGTGTCCGTAGCCTCAAGTACTTGTGCCTGAGCAATAACAGGGAAGGAGACTTCAGATTCAGACTCTAGGTCAACAAAAGTACTAAGGGTATGTACTTGGTCTACAGCAGGTGTTGTTACTTCAGAGCTAGACTCAAGCTTATTTGCACCAAGTGCTTGTACCTGACCAACACTGGGTCCAGTTACTTCAGTAGAAGACTCAGCACTAACAGCAGTAAGCTCTTGTACTTCGTCTAGGTCTGGGTTAGTTACTTCACCCTGTGTCTTGGTTTCAATAGGACCTAATACTTGAACCTGACTTACAGCAGGTGCTGTTACCTCAGGGTTAGACTCAAGCTTATTTGCATCAAGTGCTTGTACCTGAGTTATAGCAGGTGCTACAACTTCAGTGTTAGACTTAACGTCAGTAGCATCAAGTAATTGTACTTGGTCTACACCAGGACTAGATACTTCAGTAACAGACTCAAGGTCTGTGGCATCGAGTACTTGTACCTGCGTGATAACAGGGAGGAAGACTTCAGACTTAGACTCTAGGTCAACGAAGGTACTAAAGACATGTACTTGGTCTACAGCGGGAATAGATACTTCAGAGTCAGACTCAAGCTTGTCAGCAGTAAATGATTGTGCCTCATCTACATCTGGTTCAGATACTTCAGTAGAAGTCTCAGTGTCTGCGGCAGCTAGTACTTGGGTCTGCTGTAGAGCTCCTGTGCTCGCCTCTGAGAGGGTTTCTACGTCGTCTGCACTCAGGTTAACTGTCAGCCCTAAGGCAGCCTGAGAGGTCTCTGTGGTAGCCTGTGCGTCGGTAGATACTAAGGTGTGTTGTTGTCCTATTACTACCAAAGTCAAAGTGGTAGCGGAGCTTACATCAGTAGCATCGAATATGTTAGTTTCATCTACGTCGGGGTTAGATACCTCAGTAGAAGACTGGATGTTAACAACAGTGAGTACTTGTACTTGAGCTAGAGCAGGTGCCACAACTTCAGTAGAAGACTCGAGTTTAACGGCACTAAGTAGTTGTACTTCTACTACATTTGGACCAGATACCTCAGTAGAGGACTCAAGGTCAGTAGCATCTAGTGTCTGTACTTGATCTATAACCGGTGCTACGACTTCAGTAGAGGACTCGAGGTCAGTAGCGTCTAGTGTCTGTACCTGAGCTATAGCAGGCGCTACGACTTCAGTGTTAGACTTAACGTTAGCAGCATTTAGTTCTTGTGCTTGGGCTATAGCCGGTGCTACAACCTCAGTGTTAGACTTAACGTCAGCAGCATTTAGTGCCTGTACTTGATCTATAGCAGGTGCTACGACTTCAGTGTTAGACTTAACGTTAGTGGCATTTAGCTCTTGTACCTGAGTTATAGCCGGTGCTACAACTTCAGTGTTAGACTTAACGTTAGTAGCATTTAGTTCTTGTGCTTGGGCTACACTTGGGCTAGATACTAATGTGGAAGTCTCAACATCATTAGCATTAAAACCTACTCTCCTAATTAGAGCAGGAGCACTAACCTCAACAGAAGAACGGACATTGCCACCATACTGCTCACCTCCAAAAGAAGATGAACCGTAGGTGGCATAGCCGCTTGCTCTTAAGTTGTGGTCAGCCATTCCCCTAGGCTCTATTAAGCGTCACGGATTGTGATAGATACAGCGTCCAATGAGAAGGTGTTACCGTTTGTAACAGCCTGGGAAGCTGACAGAGCGCCTGTAGCATACAAGACGGAAGCACCGTCAGTCAATGCCCAATGTGAGGCAGTACCAGTCGCTGTTACGGAACCAGATGTAATAGCAGGTACGATAGCACGACGACCATCAGTAGCGCCTGCAACAGGGCTCCCAGTGTTTACGGTAGCGTTACCGAGAGTGTGTGTGCTCACGGCAGAGGTGTACGTAGTAGCTTCTTGCGACGTAATGTCTAAGCGCGTGCCACCCGTACTAAGTTCTGATAGACCATCGTCAAAGACAACGTCAGCAATAAAAGCCATTATGGACTCCTTTAAGTTAAAGAGGGAAGAGGTCCCCGAAGGGACCCCTAGTTAGTTATTAGGCGAGGTCACGAGCAACTTCAGCAGCTGGCTTTGTGTTCTCGTTGCAGTCAACACCTACATACCAGATGCGACAAGTAGCGGCAACAAGACCAGCACCAGTAACAGCGAGTACAGCGTCAATCGTGTCGTTTGAACTGACGAAGCTAGGGATAACACCACCGAGGATTTTACCAACAGCTTGTGCTTGCATGTCAACAGCTGCCAAGTTAGCAGTTGTACCGTCACCAATAGCTACAGTAGCTGAAGTACCAGCCGAACCAGGTGCAGTTACAAACTCGATACCAGCTGCGATCACCATAGTGTTAGCAGCAACGATTGGGCCAACAGTAGTACCAGTCGCAACGCCAAGAGTTACTGTCTTTTCGACCATAAAGGCCTTAGACTTGAGGGAAGAAGATAGAGCCATTGTATAATCCTTTCAAAGATATGACTATAGAGGAGAAGGCACCCCGTAACAGGATGCCCAGTCTTATTAAGCCAAGTTA